ATGGCGCATCTCGCGGCACTGCTCATGCCATCAGGTCCCAAAGACGTGACCACGGAGCAGATCGTGCAGGTCTTTGCACGGCAGCAATGGAAACCGGAAACGCGCAAGGCGTACCGGAACACCATTTCGTCGTTCTTCCGTTGGCTGCACAAAAGCGGCCGGCGGGCCGACGACCCGAGTCTGGACGTGCCGCGGGTGAAGAAGCCCCACGCGCATCCCCGGCCATGCCCGGACCGGTACATTACGACGGCGATGGAGCAGGCCACGCCGTCGGAAAAGCTCATGATCCGACTTGCAGCCGAGTGCGGTCTGCGGCGTGGCGAGATCGCCCGCATCCACAGCGATGACGTCGTGGCCGACAGCGCCGGCCGTTCGCTGATCGTGCGAGGCAAAGGCGACAAACAGCGCATCGTGCCGTTGCCGGACGACCTGGCGAACACCGTCATGGAGACGCAAGGGTATCTGTTCCCCGGCCGCTTCGGCGGACATGTGGAAGAGTCCTATATCGGTGACCACATCAGCCGCCTGCTGCCGGACGGATACGCGGCCCACACGCTGCGCCACCGTTTCGCCACGACGGCCTACGCCGCGACTCATGACCTGTTCGTGGTCGCCGAACTGCTCGGCCATGAATCGGTGGAGACCACGGAGCATTACGTGGCCATGCCGGACGGCCGTCTGAGGGAGGCCACGGCGGCCGTCCGTCTTATCTAGGCCGCGTGGCGGGCTGACAATCTGGCTTTCTTGACTCGCGCGCGTTTCGTCACGTCGTTGTCCTTCCAGTAGCACCAGATCGCGCTGCCGGCGGTCCATGCTAGGCTCACGAGCTGCGTGATGGTCGTGTCATCGATGTTGAGCACAGGATGGCCGAGCATGGTCAATGCTTGGTTGATGAGCGCGAGCAGCAGGATCACGAATCTGGATATTGTGCCGCCATCGATTCTCGGCGTCGTTGCTTCGGCGTCGTCATCGTTGGCGGCCGTGATCTGCGCGGAAACGGGCATCGCATCCTCTTCCGTCGCGTCGGTCGTCGGCAGTCGGTTTTCCGTGGTGTCGGTCATTTCGTCGCCTCTTCCAGCTTGCTGATTTTTTCGGACAGTTCGCTGATCTGCTTCTGCTGCGTCTCTATGGTCTTGGTGAGCTGTTTCAGCATTCCGGGGATCTCGAAGCAGATGGTGTTGTAGACGTTGCCGCCCGGTGCCGAGCCCTTGTAGCTGTATTGCATGATGCTGTCGCGGATGCGCTGCGGCAGCTCGTAGGTGAGCAGATTGTACATGTTGCCGCCCGGTGTGGCGTTCTTTCCGTTGGGCTTGTATGCCCAGTTCCATACTTCGTCGCCTGCGTTGGACATGGTTCCTCCTTCAAGGATTCGGTTTGCTTGATCGATGATCTGCCTGTATGGCAGTCCGTTGGGCGCGAGGTCCGGGCATGAGAGGTGGTCGGTGCCTGGAATCTCCCTGTGTAGCCACACATTGCCTTTCAGGCCGTCGTGCCACAGTTTTTTCCATCCGTACCTTCTCGCGATGTCGGCGCACAGTCTGGCGCTTGCGTCGATGCACTCCTGGGTGCATACCGCGCCGTCGGCCATGCCGCCCTCGTGCTCGATGCTGATGGTCGAATTGTTCGATGCGTAGTTCGCGTCGGAATAGCTGCCGTCGAGTTCCGACACGTATTGGTGGATCTCTCCGGTCGCGCCGACGCCGTAGTGTGCCGATGCCCGGCTCGACTGGTTGGCGAACGTGGCATCGGTGCCGGCGAGGTATCCGACCATGATGTGCAGCGTGATGTGTGTGACGCCGTAGCCGTTGCGGCCCACGTAGTGGTTCGGGCTTCCTTTCCAGATGATGTCGCTCATGTTGGCTCCGTCCTAGTCGTTGAAAAGGTCTTCAGGTGGTTCCGGCGGTGGTGGTGGGGCGCGGCGGTAGATGTGGTCGATGAGTTGCCGGTTGTATTGCCAGAGGCGTTGGTTGTCGGCCTGCATCTTCTGTGCGAGCCTGTAGGCTTCCATCTTGTTCTTCGCGGCGGCCGAGAGGGTGGAGACCAGTGCGCCGACGACCGCGCCGATAGCGCCGACGATGGCGATGACGAGATCCGTCATGCGGCCGGCCACATCATGGTTGCATAACGATTGTCGGAGGTTTGCGCGCCGCCGCGACGGCTGTAGACGATGACTCCGGTGGGTTTGACGATGAACACGCCGATGGAAGTGTTGTTGGAGCATATCGGTGCGAAATTCAGTTCGAGCGGCGGTCGTGCTTCCTCGGGGAGCTGGCCTGGCATTTGGCTTTCGCTCCATCCTTTGGTGCCACTGTCCGAGAGACTAACCGTGACGTAAACGAATCCATGTTTTATCATGTATTCGCATTTCCAGCCTGATTTGTTATTAACAAGCGTTGTTTTGGCTTTGTCATCGGCGGTGTACCAGTGTGCGTGATGCCAGCTGGTCCCGTCCCAGAGGTACGGGCCGGTGTTGTCGCCGTCCGAGGTGACGAAGCCGGTCTGGCCGACCGTGGCTGTCTGTGCCTTCAGCGATTCGAGCGTGGTGGCGATCACAGGTGTCGCGCCGGCTGGGGTGGACCGCTGGTCGACCGCGTAAAGCGCCTGCTCGAACGTGCCGGCCATGGCCTTGAACGAGTCCGGCGCGGTTGACACAAGGTCGGAGCCTTCGGGATATGAGAGCCCGTAGATGGGTGTTGTTGCTGTCATTGTGTTCCTTCCTTTTCGGCGGTGGGTGAAGAAGTGTCGATGACCTGGATCATCGAGAGGTCGCAGATGTGCAGGTCGAGCTGCTGCCAGCTGAGGCCGGATGGCAGGTCGGCCCATGTGATTCGTTTCGTTAGGAGCGGCCGGAGCGCCGTGAGCGTCGCTTCCTGGGTGAGTGTGGGCTTGCCGTTGCGCCATCGGTATGAGAGCGTTCCGCCGATGGTCGTGATGGGGCCGGTGAAGGACGGTCGGCCGTCTGAGCCGGTCAGGGCCGATGCCTTGGCTTTGACGATGATGAACGGGCCGGATGGTGCCGCCTTGTACAGCCATGGAAGTCGTGCCGGGTCGATTCGCGTGCTGTTGAACGTCACGGTCTCCGGGACCATGCGCAGGTCGTGCGATTCGAGCCATTGCGCGATGTTGGCGCGGTCCGTGCCGCTGACGTTCGAGGTGCCGCCGCTGTTCCATACGCCGCCCGAGTCGTCCACGGCGAGCATGTCGGAATCGAGGGTGAGGCTCTTCTGCATGGCGGTCAATTGTGGTGGCAGACGGTTCTGGTCTCCCATCGTGATCTCCACGTCGTCGAAAGAGAGCTTGCCGTTGTCCGATTTGACGCGTTTCGCGTTGATGACGACCTGTGTCAATGGTTCGGTGATGCTCAGATCGGTCGATGCTTCGATGTCGGAGGCCGAGAGCGCGTGGCGGGTCTCTCCGCCGGTGAGAATGCTGAGACGGCCGTCCGACGTCAGGTGCACGGCGATCGGGTCGGCGATGAACAGCGGCCTGAGGGTTGATGCCGCGCCGTCGTAGACCTCATGCCACTGTGGGAGTCGTGGCCCGGCGGTGAGCCTGTGCAGCAGGTCGAGCTGCGATGGATGGTCTGATGGCGCGAATGGCGCGACGCTCGATGGCAGGGCGAGCCCGTCCAGTTGGGCTTCCGGCGCTCCCTGCGCCGAGGCTCTGCGGTTCATCTCCTTGAGGCGTGCGGATGGTGTGCCTATCCAGTGCGCGCCGTTCCATTTCGCGGCCGTGTCTGTCGGTCCTTGTGATTGCAGGCGTTTCCATATGGCCATCCTCGATGTGGCGGAGAGTTTGAGCAGCCACCCGCCGTCGCTGGCCGGTTCGATGCTGCCGCCGGTGGAGACGGTGCCGGCGAACATTGTTTCGGATGGCGAGTCTGGCGAGTCTGGCGAGTCTGGCGAATACGTCTTGTGGAGCGAGTCGATGGGGATGCGCAGATCATGCCAGCTGCCCATCGCCGGTGTCAGGTCCATCCATCGAGGTTGGTTGGAGAATTGGACGACCACCTTCATGCCGGCCAATGTCAATGCCTGGCCGACCAGCCGTCCGGTCCGGTCGCGCAATGTGAACGACATGACGGCCGGCTCGGGTTGTTCGTCGATGCTGTCGCTGCCCCAGTCGATGGTGAACGAGTCGAGGGCGGCGACGTCCTTGGCGGAGTCGTTCACCGGTGTCCAACCGTTGCCGGTGTCGATGAACATGAAGCACTGTTGCATCATGACCTCCTTGCGTCGTAGTCGGCCAGGAGCCGTTTGATGGCCTTGGCGGTGCCGTCCTTGTCGATGACCTCGCCGTTGATCTCCACGTTCCAGGTGTTGACCACGGCTGGCGTGGCCGTGTTGCCCTGTGCGGAGAGGTTGAGGGGCATGGCCGCGAGTCTGCGGTTGGCGCGGCCGATGGCGGTTTCCACGGAGTTGTCGAACCCGTTGTTGAGGCCCTGCGCAAAACCGGTCATGATGGCCTGGCCGGCGGGGATGAGCAACCTCCGGTCGTAGCTGATCGGGCCTTTGTGCGCCTTGATCCAGTCGCCGATGCCGCTGATCCAGCCGGTCACGTTGCTCCACATCGATTTGAGGCCGTTGAGGAAACCGCTGATGATGCTTGCGCCGGCGTTGTACAGGATGCTGCCGGCGTTGCCGAAGAACCCGGCGATGGAGCCCGGCAGTCCACGGAACCAGCCGACCACGCCGTTCCATGCGTTCCTGGCGCCGTTCGCGGCCGAGCTGAAGATGCCGATGATGGTGGAGCCGAGACCGGAGAAGAAGCCGATGATGCCCTGCACGCAGCCGGAGAGGAAACTCGTGAAGCTCGACCACACGGCCTTGCCGGTGTTGGTGCAGGTGAAGAAGTAGGTGAGTCCGGCCACGAGTGCGGCGATGAGCGTGATGACCAGCATGATCGGGTTCGCGTTCATGACCGCGTTGAGCAGCGCTTGAGCGGCCGCGGCCAGCTGCATGGCCGTGGTCACGGCGGTCACCGCGGCCACGGCTCCGCCGATCGCGGCCACGAGAGGGGTCACAAGATCCAGATTCTGACTGATCCAGTCGCCGGCGGTCTTCAGCCAGCCGCCGACCGTCTGCGCGGCCGTGGCGACGGTGTTGAGCACGTTGCCGAACGCGGTTCCCGCCGGCTGTCCTCCGGTCATCGCGTTCACGACCGCCATGATGCCGTTCCACAATGATTGCAGGCCGCCGCCGACGGATTGCGCGGCGGACTGCAATGCGGTGAACGCGCCGGTGTCCTTGACCTGGCCGAAGAACGTCTGCAATCCCTGCACGCCGTTGGTGGCCAGGCTGGTCACGGCAGTTGATGCCGCGTTGATGCCGCCCGTGACCGCCGGCTTGAACAGGTTGAACGCGTCGGTCAGACCGCCGACCACTGCGGCTTCGAGGTTGCCCATGGCTCCCTCGATGGTGCTGGTGGATGTCGCGGCCTGTTTCGCCACGTCGGTCATGCCGAGGTCCAGCAGCGCCTGGTTGAACTCGTCGGCCGTGATCTCGCCCTTGGCCATGGCGTCGCGGAAGTTGCCCGTGTACGCGCCGTTCTTCAGCAGGGCCTCCTGGAGTTTGCCGGACGCGCCCGGGATGGCGTCTGTCAGCTGGTTCCAGTTCTCGGTGGTGAGCTTGCCCGCGCCTGCGGTCTGCGTGAGCATCATCGCGACGCTTTTGAACGTGTCGGCGTTGCCGCCGGCCACTGCGTTCAGGTTGCCGGCCGCTTCGGTCAGTTCCATGTAGTTGCCGATGCCGTTGGCGGCCAGCTGCGCGGTGGTGTTCTGGATGTCGTCGAGCCCATACACGGTGTCGTCCGCGTATTTCCTGGTCTCCTTCGCGGCGGCCTGCACGGCCTTCGTGTCGATGCCGGCGAAGCTCATGGTGTTCATGAACTTGTCGGTGCTGTCCGACATGTTCACCACGTCGCTCGCGAAGCCCTTGAGCTTGTCCCACAGCGCGGTCACGCCCTTGACGGCCAATCCGCCGATGGCGCTGCCGAAAGCGGCCGCCTTCGTGGTGGTCTTCTCGAACGCCTTGACGGCATCATCGGCGTTGCCGGTGATGCGCACGCTCATGATCGCGCTGCGCGCCACGGTTCACTCCTTCTGCGATTCTTCCGCTTCCTTGAGCAGTTCGGCCAGTCCGGTGCCCCAATCCAGTTCGTCGGCCTCGTTCCTCCATTGCCATGGCGTGCCGCCGAAACGGCTTGCCAGGAGGAACGAGAGACGGCCGAGCGAGCCTTTGGGCCACTCGGCTAGTCCGTAGGGTTTCCTTCTTCGGGGTCCTCCTTCGCGGTCGCGAGGTCGAAGGACGCCACGGTGTCCAGCCAATGCTCGAAGTCGGGAAGATTGCGGCCGGCCATGCGCAGGGCCGCGTAGGCCGCGTAGGCCCCGGACCGGACGGGGGACTGGGTGATGGGCCCCCAGCCGGCCTCGATGGCGTGCGCTTCGGCCTTGCAGGTGGCGCGCATCGTGATCGGCACGAGCTCGTGCTTGCCGTCCGTGTAGGTGATCCGTGTGGTTGCCATGTCATTTTCCTTTCACTTGTTTCAATGTCTTGTCGATGAAGTCCTTGTAGACCTGCCGCCATTGGCTCTCGGTGGAGGCGACGCCGTTGTTGACGAAGAGCCTTGGCTTGATGTGGCGTGCCGGCCAGCCGTAGTTGATGGGGCCGGCGTATGGCACGGCCTTGCGTCCCGCGCGGATGACGCC